CCACCGGTTCATCTGGCACACGAAATCGCTGCCGTTGAACCAAGCACACGCCTCGTCGTCGAATCGGAGCCACCGGGTGTGCTGGCCCGTAGTCTGCTCGATCCGTTCCTCTACCCGCTGTCGGGTGGTCAGGCTCATTTACTTTCTCCGTTCACTAGGTGGAGCGACACATACTTGGCGACAGCCCCGTTGATGATCTTCGCTCCTCGCACTTCGGTGACTTCGACTTCGTGCCCTCCACCGGCCTTCCACTCCACGCTCACCAGCCGCTCGTTGAGAACGACTAGCGCCCGGAGGGCAGCCGCTTGTGGGTCGGTGTGAAGAAATGGGCCGTCGTCGATGACGACGCTCCGGTAGGTGGGCACCCGGTCAGGGTAAGTGACCTTCATCGTGACTTCGTACCCGAATGAGATGTGGTCGTTCATCACTTGGCCTCCGTTGGCGTGTGGGTGTAGACTTTCGTGAGGCCAACATCGAAGGCGTAGGCTTGCGCCTCAGCCATTGTGGCGAACCACTGGCCGTCGTGAACGGGGTGCGGCGTTGACGTGCCATGCCCCCCGAACTCGTTTGGCTCGTCGTTGTTGTGGAGCCTGCTATTCAGGTAGACGCCAGCGAACGCTGACGAGGTGTGATACGACACCGAGTAAGGACCGGTGGCGCAAGTGGATACTCTGCTCATGTGAGCCTCTCTTTGGTAGGCGGGACGATTGTCCCGGTGGATATGCCGTGGTACCTGTGACCGTCGTCGCAGGCGATTGTCATCTCGATGCCTCGGAACCCGGCGTTTGACTCGCTCAGCACGACGCCGGTGTACTGCTGGCCGGGAACGAGGCGAACTGTGTACGTCCCGTCGCCGGGGTACCTCGGGTCGTCGCTCGGGACGAACGAGTCCGTGGCACCCGAAGCGTTGGTGGCGATGAATGTGACTCGCTGACCGGGCGCTACCCGGTTGGCGTAACTCTGATCGATCTTCTCCGAATACGTCATGTCAGGAGACTTCCGTTTCTTTCACCGCAGCGGGCACGATCTGAATCTCGGTCCAGATTTCCGACACCCACACCGCATACGTCGGGACCGGCTCCCACCCCGACGAGGACGAAGAAGATGACGAGGTTCTCTGCTTGACATCCCACCAAATGGTCGGCTCCTGTTCGTAAGGCTGGTACACGAACGAGTAGGACTCGGCGGCGAGCATGCCGTCGCGCACTAGCACAGTGCTGGTGGTGTGGATGACGCCCTGCCCGCCCCGCAGGCGGTAAAGCGTGTCGGGCTTGATGGTGTTGATGGTGCTCTTGTGCATGTTGCTGTGCTCCTTATTGGTGGTTGTTGTTGTGAGATTGTCGGCGGTCATGACTTGGCCTCCACCCGCTCCGCTACCAGCCGCGCACCGTTCAGCGACACCTTGACCACGGGGGCCACGCACGGCGGGGAGTCGAGCGCCTCGTACCGGACCATCGCCCCCCATGTGGAACCGTCGTCCACGACGAGGACGGTCACGCCGTCTACGTCGGACACTTCCATCACCATGTCGTCGGGGTAAACTGTTGCCCCGCCCGGAGACGAGTAATCGCCTGCGAGCGGGTGGCGGCGGGTGATGACCGGGTTGCCTGCTCGGGTGTAGCGAGCGATCCGCATGGTGCCCCAGTGGCGAATGCTCGGATAGGACCCCGACTTGGGGAAGCCGGTGCCGTAGCCCGCTCGGGCAACCGCAGCCCCGACCGGGCCGAAGCAGGCCCGGACGGGGCGACCGGTGAACCCGGTGGCGGTGGTGCCGACACGGACACCGTAGGTGGCGAAGATGTAGGCGGCGATTTCGGTCAGGGTGGCGATCATGTTGCTGTGCTCCTTATTGGTTGTTGTGAGGTGGTAGTGTTCATACTTTCAGCCTCCGAGGATGCTGGTCAGCGGGTAGGTGGCGAGGACTGGGCTGGCGGTGATTGTGCGGAACAACGAAGCGACGATCCCGGCGCCCATCAGGAAGCCGTTGATCTTGCTGGCTGCGGTGAAGCCTGCGTCCATGTGATCTTCTCCTTGGTTAGCGGTACCCATCTCTCGTTAGTATAGGGTCTAGGCCCCCCTATATGCAAGGGCAGAAGCGTGACATCAGCGGCAGCAGCAGGAAGCCTTGTGACTCAGCGGTTTCTCACACCCAAACAGATTCACCCGAGTCGGTGGACTCGCTCGTTTCGCGATTTGGTGCGACACTCGCGCCTCGCTAAGGGCGCTCTCAGTACTGTGTTAGCCACCGAGCCGCCGGTCTACACTCGGCGTCTAACTGGAGGTACTCAGGTGAGCACACAGAATCTCTTTCACTACCGAGCGACTGTGGATCGCGTCGTCGACGGCGACACGATCGACGTCACACTCGACCTCGGATTCGATATTCAGATGAAGGCGCGCATCAGGTTCCACGGGGTGAACGCTCCCGAGTCTCGGACGAGGGACGCTGTGGAGAAGGAAGCCGGGCTGGCTGCCAAGCGGTATGTCGAGGACTGGCTGTCGGCGATCGACGGCAAGGCGATCATTCAGACTTCACTCGACGAGAAGGGCGAGCACGGCAGAGTGCTGGGGCGCATCCTGAGCGATGACGGCGCGTGCCTGAATGATGAAATGGTCAGCCTTGGTCACGCCGTGCCCTGCGACGGGGGCAGGCGGTGAACACGATGACGAAACTCATTGTGGCGATCACAGGGCTGCTCGTCGCTGTCGGTACTCTCGTCGGAACGATCAGCATGACTATCGGGAAGGGGCCGGACGCTTCAACTGGGATCACGATCGTTCTGAACTCGCCGGAGGCGTACGCTAACTTCCTCGCCAATCACCCGTCTAGCAACTGAGTAGAACTTGGTACGTCGTAATCCGGGGGATTGGCCCCAGAAGCCGCTACTCTGACTGCGGCTACACGAAGGAGTGAGATGCCGCGTACCAAGAAACTTGTCGACTTGGAAATCAAGGAGGCGAGTGGAGTCGATCATCCGGCACACCTCGTTGAGGGATGGCTGGTTCAGAAAGACACCGCGCTCTTGGACGAAGCACTCGCCGACGTGGCAGCCGATCCAATCACCGACGAAACGGGAGAACGAGAAGTGAGTGAACTCACAGCAACACTCGAAACTCCAGTCGAGGACGAGGACGTCGAGGACGAGCCGACCGTGGAAACGGTGGCGGTTGTCGACGAACCCGAACCGAGCGACGACGGTGCCGAGGATGTAGTGAAGGAACTAGCCGACGTCCGGAAGGCGCTCGCCGAGGTGGCTGCTGAAAATGCAGTCATGAAGGACGAGCGCGAACTGGAGAAGGCGGCTGTACGGACGGCTGACTGGCTGACGCTTCCCGGCGTCGATGCCGAGTTCGCTCCCGTGCTCCGGTCACTACGCTCAACGGCTCCGAACGAGGCTGTGGTGATCGAGCGTGTGCTCGACTCCTGCGCCACTGCTCTTTCCGAGGCTGGCATCTTGAAGGAGATCGGAAGTGACGCTGATGCTGATGACGACGCTTGGGGCCAGATTCAGGCTCTCGCCAAGTCAGCAGTTGACTCCGGACGGACCAGTTCCTTGCCGGACGCCATCGGTATCGTCGCTTCCGAGAACCCTGACCTGTACCAGCGGTACGTCACCGAACAGCGGGAGGGCTAACACATGGCCTACGAATCACCGGGTATCGATATCGGTACCTTCACAGCAGCAGCGGACCTGTCGGACAAGCAGTATTACTTCGTCAAGTTGGCTTCGGCCACGACGGTGAACGTNTGNNCGGCGATCACGGACCTGCCGATCGGCATCCTACAGAACACGCCGGATGCGTCAGGCAAGCAGGCTGTCGTCCGCATCTTCGGAATCTCGAAGGCGTCAGCCGACGGAACGATCACCGCAGGTAGGTGGATGGGCACAAGCGCCGATTCACAGGCTGCCGGGATCACACCCGGTTCGGACACGACCGTCTATGTCATGGGGCAGGCGATACAGGCTGCNTCCGCTGGCGANACGTTCACGATGTTCCTGAACCCGTCGAACTGCCGAGCGGCTTAGGAGGACTGACACATGCCACAGCCAACCCAATCCGACGTCCATGTTGACGCCGTACTCACCAACATCTCGGTCGCTTACATTCAGCAGGCTGAGAACTTCGTCGCAGGGCGGGTGTTCCCCACCATCCCCGTGCCGAAACAGAGCGACAAGTACTTCACCTACACTCAGGCTGATTTCTTCAGAGATCAGGTTCAGCCTCGTGCCGATGGCACAGAGTCGGCTGGCACCGGGTACGGGCTGAGCACTTCGTCGTACAACGCGTTGGTGTACGCCCTTCACAAGGACATCGGTGACCAGACCAGAGCCAACAGCGACGCCCCGTTGAGTCCCGATCAGGACGCAACCCGGTTCCTCGCACAGCAGATGCTCATCAAACAGGAGCGAGATTGGGCAACCAACTACTTCGCTACCTCAGTNTGGGGCACCGATGCCACGCCGGGCACGNTGTGGTCGGCTTCGGGTTCAACCCCCATCGACGACATCGAGACGGCTAAGGGCACGGTACTCACCAACACTGGCTACCTGCCGAACACGCTGGTTCTCTCGTACAACGCCTACAAGATTCTGAGGAACCACTCAGACTTCGTGGACAGGTACAAGTACACCAGTGCCGATTCGATGACTCCCGACCTGATCGGTAAGGTCGTCGAGTTGCCGACAGTCCATGTGATGAAGTCGACCTACAACTCCGCTGCGGAAGGCGCAGCAGCGTCCTACGCGCAGATCGGGGACAAGGACGCGCTCGTTTGCTACGTCGCTCCCAGCCCCGGCCTGATGACGCCGAGCGCCGGGTACAACATGACATGGTCGGGTGTCGGCGGGGCGCTGGGAACCAGCACCGCTGTCAGCCGCTACCGCATGGACCACTTGAAGGCCGACAGGCTCGAAATCGAGTCCGCATGGGACTTCAAGGTCGTGTCGAGCGCCCTCGGGTACTTCTTCTCCAACCCTGTGGCGTAACCACTTACACGCACCGGTAGAGCCGGGTCGGACCCTACCTCCGGCCCGGCTCTCTGGGTTGCGGCTAGGATGCGGCCATGACGTGGACTTACACCGGCGATCCGGCAACCAACGCCCGCGACTCGGTCCGGTTCCTGATTGGTGACACCGACACCAACGATCAACTCATCAACGACGAGGAGATCGCTTGGATCAACAATCAATTGACCGGCTCGGATACGGCTACCACGGCTCTCTACAATGTCGCGTACCGAGCCTGTATCACGATCGCGTCGAAGTTCTCCCGCATGGCCGACAAGAGCGTTGGCGACTTGCGAGTGTCGATGTCTCAGAAGGCGAAGGCCTACCGGGAGCAGGCCGACTCGCTGCTGCTGCTGGCAGGCCGCGAGGGCAGCGTACCGACGCCTTACGCTGGGGGCATCTCAATCGCCGACAAGGACGTTGACCAAGGCGACTCGGATATTGTGGAACCGTCGTTCTCGTTCGGCCAGTTCGACAACAGTCGCGGTGGTGCGGACNGCGTCGTCGCCAACTTTGGAGTCGGAGCCGACACATGACGTTGACGGTTGACCAGTTCTACACAGACCTGAAACGAGACATGACGCCCGACACGGTTGACATCCGAGCCACGTCGACGGTGAACAACTATGGCGAGCGGACTTTCACCGGTGGTGCTACTACCTACGATGCCTACATTGTTCGAGCAGA